TTTTTGTAAAGTGTTTCAGAAGACATAACATGACACTCGTTTTTTAAACACATAAACAATACGGCTATGTAAATCATATTAGTGTTTATGGCTTGCGCCAAAGTAGTAAGACAAAACCATAACCAATGCACCATCCAATGTACCTAGCACACGGATAATGATTTCACGCATCTCTGTAGGCACTACGTGGGTCAGCAGGTGATACTGAATCAATCCCCATGCAATCACCACCACCAACGCTAAAATAGGTGTTACTGACTTGTTGAGCAGAGGGGTGTTCTCGCTCGTCGCTAAAGCTGCTTCATTTTTACGGGCAGAATCACGGTCAGCAGCATCCAACTTTGCATACTCTAATTCGACTTCGGCAATCTTTTGAGCCGCCTCAGGGTCGCCAGCAATCGCTTTTGCAACGGACTCGACAGAATCGGCAACACCAAATTTAGTAGCCAGAGCGGACACCGCCATCCCACCCAGAGGACCAGCAACAGCAGTTGCCAACGTGGGCGCGATGCCCTTGAGTAAACCGAATAGTTCATTCATTTATTTCTCCAACAAATTTCAGCTTGTTTCTTATAGTAATCAGCACGTTTGTCATGCTCACGCACAAACCAAGACGCGCCAATTACCACCACAGCGATAAGTATGGTGACAACTACCATAACAGCAATCTCCCATATTAGTATCCCCATCGCCAATTCCTGTCATACTCAATCAACCAATTTAAAGACCAAACAGAAATGTACACATAAACCGATGCAATCAGTATTGCTATGTATATATGTACTTTCTCTTTGATCCTTCTAAGCTTCTCTTGCCTTTTTAACTCCGCTTGTCTCTCAGCTTCTTGTTGTAGTTTGGTTATTGCTTTGGCCTCTTCGATCAGTTTGTCGCGCTCTGCTTGTATCTCAACCCACAAATCAGGCATACCCAACTCGTATCTAACCATATGCTCTAAGTCTTTGTAATACTGCCTGATCTGACGAACGTGCATTACGTTGTCGATAGCCTGCATGGTTACATTCTTAACCTTGCCCTGCTTGGCTAACTCCTTGATCTCTTCTTGTTTCTTCTTGTAATCTTCTTCTAGCTGACTTTGACCGTGAAAGAATTTCGAGAGTAACCCACCGACCTCACCAGCAATACCTGCAACCTCACCGCCAGTCTTCTTGATGTCCTGATACGCTTCAATTGCCGACTTGATTCCTTCATAGGCAAGTTTGCATCCAGCAAAGATGAGGGTTGGTTCAATGGCTTACTTCTTAACTTCTTTGTATATCTGATACAGCTTTAAACCGATCATCAACAAGGTGTATATCAAGGTAGCCCAAATGACTAGATCGCTGACCTGATAGCCATACACTGTTGCCAGTGATACTGTTACTGGTGGCGCTATTTTGGCTGCGATAGCCCCTACAGTTTCGTCGTTGTCTAGCATGATTACCTCGGTGGTGGAACTGAACGATATGGGCTACCCAACTTTTGGGCTTCTTTGTATGCGTTTAACTGTTTCTCAGTTAATTTGCCTGATGCAAGTTCTGATGGTGATATACCAATTGGCATCAAGCCTTCAGCAACATTACCCAAACCCTGACGCAACGTGTCTGCTTTAGCAAGGTCTGTCAAAGATATTAAAGCGCCAACAACACCGCCAACCTTCACGCCTTTAATACCGCCAACCTTTTGGGTAATAGCTTTTGTGTTTTCACCAAGAGCAGCGCCAGCAGCTTTAGCCTCTTCTCTGGTCGCACGGCCTAAACTTTCATTAATACTTCTAGCAGTCTCATATCCCTTTTGAGGTGTTTCAGGATAACCAAATTTTTTCAAATTACCTGTATATGCTTCTTGACCCGTGGCATTACGGATGATGTCCATAAACTGACCGCCAGGCACGAACACTTTGTCTTCAGGAACAAGTGCCAATGATGGAATATTTGTGCTTAACTTCGTGCCTTTAGGACCAGTTCCTTGATAAGCAGGCATACCAGAACCAGTCATCAATGATGGTTGTGCTGGTGGTGGAACTATTGCCACTTTCTTTTTACTTTCAGCCACAGCATTACGTTCAACATTGCCAGCAGCCTTTTCAATCATCGGCATTTCTTTAGGTGGTTTTCCAACCTCAGTGTTCAATGGGACTGTAGGATTCTGTGGTACAGGAGCAACGGGTTGAATTGTCGGTGTTGATGTTTGTGGAGTGGATACAACAGGTTTTGTTGATACATCCGCAGGAAATAAATCACCAACTAATTTTGGTTCTTGTGGACCAGTAGGACGCTGATTAACGTCCATCAAAGGCTCTATCTTTTGTGTTGTTTCAGCAGGAGCAAAGAATCTATCTTTAATAGACTTATATACTTTTGGCGCAGCAATTGCACCAGCAACAGTACCACCAAGAGCAGCCGCAGGAACTGTGTAATCAGGTATACCAAAAGTGCTTTGATCTACTTTAACGTTTGCTATATTAGCATCGCCAGTAGTAGAGTTAACTCCCTTTGTTTCTTCTGCTATATCGCGTTCTATTTCGTGATCAGGTATACCAGCTGCTCTGGCTTCCTTACGATAAGCTTCTGCATCAAATGCCATGATTATTCCTTCCTATGCTTTTGACGCAACTGGTTGCGAATTTCTTCACGCTTACCAGCTTCGGTTGGAGACTGTCTAGGTTCTTCGCGTTTTACTGGTGGTTGTGCAAGAGCGCCAACACTAGGTGCAGATGTTTCTGGAAATGCTTCAACTGGTTTACTTCTTACATTTGTTGCTTCTTCCATATACTGGGCTTTCAAACCTTTGTACAAAGGTGTTTTAACAAATGCTTGTTCTAGTTGATTTGGACTTGGAACTTGTCCAGCAGGATAATTTTTAAGTTGTTCTTCTTTCCAGTTTTGGAATTCTTGTAAAGCAGCAGAATTAAATCTACCCATGATTGCTTGCACTTCACCACGTGCAAACTGATCAGACACACCCATAGCAGCAGGCGTAACTAAAAAGCTTGGTTGTCCAAACTCATTTGATAATCTAGATGTCTTGTCTTCAATCCGACGATCAATTTCAAGAATGCTGTCAAACACTTGTTTTTCTTTTAAACCAAGGTTTTTGTAAACCATACTCTTGGCAGCATCTGCTTGAGTTTGACTATAGTTTTGTTCTGATGAATTGCTTTCAGAAAAATTCTTTTGTAGTTGTGCAAGAGCAGAAGCATTAACTGTCTCACCCTTAGAGTTTTTAATTGATCCGTCTGCTTCTAACTTTAATCCCATGCGTGATGCGGCTGCTTTTGCGTTTTTAGCAACAGCTTCATCAACGTTAGTCCCGCGAGACTTAACAAATTGATCTAAATCAGTAAACCCTTTAGACATAGACTGGCTTGCACCAATCTGTCTTGTTGTAAAACTTGCAAGCTCTTCTAGTTGTTTATTGTTTAATCCAGAACCATACAGTTGTTTAAGCATGTCTTGTTTTTGCTTATACAAATCATTAAGTTCAGGTGCAGCAGCGCCCCAAGCACCAGTAGTTTTTTGGTTCTTATTAAATTGTTCTAAGTTTTGTTTTTGATTTTCTAGTTCAGCTTTACGGGCTAATGTATTTTCTAAACTTGTACGACCACCACCAAGACGCGCATACTCTGCTGGAGTAAGTTGTCTTTGAGTAGCGACATCAACAACTTTAAGACGTTGTCCTAATTCGTTTGTATGCTCTTCTAATTGATTGCCACGGTCATCGTAAGTAATGGTTGTTTTAACATTACCGCCTGTGGCCTGCAATCTTGCATTGGGGTTTCCAAGTAAATGTTCAACTAAGAAACTGCCCCATTGAGGATTGTCTTTTACAGTTTTCCAACTATCTGAAGCTTTTAATCTACCTTCTGGAGTTTGTAGACCACCTGCTTGATCAATAGGTTTTGTAAGATTATCAAATGTTTGAGTGCTTTGTTGTAGTTTTTGAGCATTTTCTGCTGCCACTTGAGATATTGGAGTACCTACGGTTTCACGCGCCACATTCATCATGGCAATTGGATCACGCGCTTGTACTGCTAACTCATATTTGTCAGCAACAGAAACAGGTTTTTGTTCTACTGGTTCAGTAGGTGGGGCAATTGGTGTTAATTCAGGCATTATTGATCCCAAGCTTGAACAATCTCACCTACATGCTTGGCATTAGGATCAAATTGTTGTTGTGTTGCAAATGGATTTGAAGGGCCATTAAAAAAAGATGTTGGGGGTATACCCATAGGTTGTGCAACCATGCCAACTCCACCTGCTGGCGCTGTGGGAAGTCTTAAAGGATTAATGCCTTGGGTTGGCGCTGGTATTGCTGGGCCAATTTGGTATTGATTTTGTGCTTGAGCAGGGGGTGGGACACCAAGACTTTGGACATTTGATGATCCACCACCATTTAATAAATCTTTAATTCCTGTTGCATCTAACGCCATTCCAAGTAATTTAGATGCAAGTCCACTTTGAGTCTTCGAAATGCTTGGAAGACTGCGCCAGCTTTGAAACTCCATCCCAGGGTGATAGGTATCAGCCATTTTGTTTCCTTAAATACTAATGCCGCTACTCTTGCCTTGTGTTCTAGAACTTTGAGTTCCAGCAAAATTGGGCGTAGTAGACGCTTGTGGTGTACCGTAAATGACCGATGCGTACTTAGCCAACACATCTTGTGGAGTACCTGCATAACCAATTTGAGCGGCTGCTGCTTGATTAGCGTTTTGTAATCCTGTTGTACCAAGAGTAGCAAGTTGATTAGCTGCGGCTGCTCTGTTTGCTTCAACGCCTGCGGAAGCATTAGCGGCTGCTGTAGCCTGCCGTTGTGCGTTAAGGCTAGAAAGGTTGGTGTCAGCAAGTGCTTGACGGGCAGAACCTAAACCGCCTGCGCCACCGTACATAGCGTTTTGTGCGCCAAGGGCTTCACGTGAAGTTTCACGACCTGCTTGCAACGCGGCTTGTACTTGTTGTTCTTTGTATTGCGGTCCAAACAAAGAAGCTAAACCTGCCATGCCACCTAGTAAACCAGCGCTACCAGCGGCCTGCTGTAATCCACCAGTCTGCTGGGCAACATTAGAAGCATTATTGGCTGCATTTATAGCCGCTGGCGCTACTTGACCATATACATCACTGGCTTTACCAATAGTTTGTTGATATGTAGGAAATGCTGTTCCCGTTAAAAAATCAGTTTGTGCGCCAACAAGTCTTTGTTGTTCAGGCGACATTTGAACTTGATTAGATGAACTGCCTTTAGATGCACCCATAATTAGACCTTACCTTTCCCGTAACCCATTTGGGGTGACTGTTGTTGCATATTATCCCTCATACCTATGGTATTTGGGTATTGATTAGGCGCTCCCATTTGGGGTTGACCTGATGTTGCAGACATAGAGTAGTTGCCACCTTTTCCCATTGACTGGTGTGGCGCTCCACTATTGATACCGTTTTGTTGATCTTGGGTAATGCCAACAGGGTTTTGTTGTACTGGCGCTTGTGGTGCGTTATCTGTAACTTGCTGGACTACCTGACCAACAGCACCATTTTTGCCAGCGGCTTGGTTGTATTGCTGATTAGGTGATTGTTGTACTTGTGCTGAATAACCCATATTAGTATCCTGTAACGTCGATGGTCATGGCAAGAACACTGCCACTTGTGATTAGTAACCCTGTGTGAGTAGACCAAGGGCCTGCAAAAGACTTTGTTATTGTATTTTGAATGCTTATAGAAGTAGATGTTGTGGTGATTGAATCTGTACGAATAGAACTAGTATTAAACCCGTCAAAGCCTGCTCTTGGGGTTGCTATACAAACAGCATAGTTACCACTTGAATATGATCTGTTTACTGCTGGAGTGTTTGCTGTGGTGTTAAAACCATTACCAGAAAAACTGCAACTAAACACGTCAACCACACGGATGTACTTGTTATCAGAGTTAAACACCTGATTGCCTGAAGAATCTAATACTTTGAGGCCATAGGTAGATGTGGAATTTACTGGATCATCAAATACATACACATTGCCAGTAGAAGACGCGGCTGCCCTGATAACCCATGTATAGGTAGATCCTGCCAAACCCGCCTCAATTACGCCTACTTGATCAGAAGAACTAATAAACAATAAAGGATTATTTGCGCTTGACAAAGTAATAGTCTGCTCACCACCGCTACCCAAAGAAAAAGCGGTCTTACTCCTTAACCCCATGTTTTTATAGGTGTTATCAACCACCAAGTTATTGGTAGTGTTGTAGACAGTAAGGCCGTAGGTCATCTTAATATATGCCCACAAAGACGCGCATAGGTGCGCGATTGCCAGAAGCAAGACTATAGTAACTCCAACTAACTGTGGTTCCAGATACTGAGACAATTGCTGCTCCATACTGCGTTGCAGAACTAGTTGGTTCACGATAAGCGGCTACCCAAGGTCTACCGCCTGCTAATTGCGCGTATGTTGTAGACCCAGTTGTTGTTGGTGTTACAAAAGTAGCAATAGTCTTGGTAAGTGAATCGCTTACATCAAGGGTTTTGTTACCAGAAGAATCAAATATTTGTAAGCCATAAGCCATTACAGTTGCCCCAATCTGACACGAAGTGTGCCACTGTCGTACACATCTATGCGGTTGTTAGCTCCATCAACAATGATGTAACTAGTTCCAGTGCCTGGCAATCTAATCGTGCCAGCAGTGATAGATCCTAGGTCGGCACTTATGGCTGATAACTGCGAAACATTTAATTTGTTGGCAGTAATAGTGTTGGCGGCTATTTGTGTAGCAGTAATAGTTCCAGAGGCAATGTTGGCGGCCACAATAGAAGCAGCAACAATCAAATCACCAGTAATGTACTTTTGAAATACCGCCCAACCAGTAGTGTACTTATAGACAATAGAGGATATACCACTGTTGTAGTTAACAGTAGCTAAGTCACCAGAGATAGGTGTTCTACCAATAGCAGATATACATTCAGCATTTGTAGGGGCAGACGAATCGTTTGTCACGCGAATGATGACGAAGTTGGCAGGTCCATTAGCGCCACTGATAACGTCTAAGTCAATAGCAGTGCCTGGATCAACAACCCATCCAGTATTAGGAATAGATGTAGCCACAGCAAACTGAATTTGTCTGCCACCAGTAGTTATGTAATAAAGGTTTTTTGTTGTGCTAAATCCACCCGCTACTAGCGACCAAAGATAGTCAGCAGGATTAGTAGACTCTGTGCTGGAATCAGAATTCCTAATTCCATAATACAGTCTATTAGTCGGTGAGTTACTAAAGTTAACAGTTCCATCAAAACTATCAGCGTATTTGACAGACACATATTTATATAGATAACCAGTAACTGTGCCTGTAGGACCGCTTACTTGTCCAGTACCAGGATCAGCATTTACATTCTGCGTAAAGTTACTCAGGAGGTAGTTAACTGCCTCTGATACTTCAGCCTGTGTTGGGTTTCCATCAAGAAAGAACGGCATTAGTAAGCGTCCTCAGTAATGGTTGCTTGCCAGTTCAATGCAGGCACATTCCATGTATCGGTCGAATCGTTCGATTCCATTTTGATAGCAACGGTTCTAACAGTATTTTGTTGAGTTGTTACCCAAGGATTGTCTGTAACTATGTCTGTTTGTACTGACGTTCCGTATGTAGGTGTCTGCGCTGCGGAATTAGCACCACCAACCGATATGGTTAGCTTGCCAGTGCCTACAGACTCAGGAAGGATGCGGTGGATATACACCTTAGACGAGTAAGGCACAGGTCCTTCAGCGGTCTGTAATGTAGCGTTAGTACGTTCAAACAAACAAGGTATAGCAGAACCAGCAAACCCATTGGTTACATTGGTCTGTCTAATCTTGGAACCAGTTGTACTGCCTTTGGTGTAAGCAACAGTTCTAGACGCATAGTTAAATGCTGATCCAGTGTAGAGAGGAGCCTCTGTTGCCATACAAGCATTGACCACATCCCTAGGAGCATTCCACAGTTTGAGGTCATATCTCCATGACAACATCTTGTTGCACCAGCCAGTAGAAGTTAGGTCAGGATAGTAAATCTCGACTTGATTCTTTTGGGTGTTGTTGACCAAGAACATGCGGTCAGCATACGTTGTGCTTAAGTTGGCAAAGAAGTAGTTTTTTACTTTTTGATTTCCAAGCGGTCTAAAGTCAGAGCCGTCAAACACCCAAATATCTCTGCTGTCTACACCATAGACTTCTGAGTCTGTATTGCACCAACAGTTGTTGTGCATCAACCCGCGACCTTGGTTAAACAAGCGAACCCCAAATACTGGGGCTGTAGAGTTTTGGTAAGCAATAGGAGAAAGAACAACAGTATCCCAATAGCTACAGATGTAGAAGTTAGCACCAAGGAAAAAGCCGTCAATGATTGGACCACGAACAGGAATCTCTTGTTCATTGGCTACGTTATTTAGGGTAGGCGACCAAGTGGCAGGTACACCTGTATTAGCAAAAGCCTGTGACCAACGGATAGTGGTTGGATAGTTAGTTGTGATGCCACCATTAGTTTTCGTTAAGTTACCAGCAACCAATATGTTTCCAACATTGGGTGAGGAGTAGTTCCTAACAAAAGCAGCGGTTGTTGAGGTTACCCCAATACTTGCTTCATAGTTCCATACATAGTTATCAGGAGCCTGATCGTAGATGTATATCTCGGTAGCAGTCTGCAAGAAATACATTGGTGGGCGCAAACTGTCGTTGATGAAGAAAACATTACCAACCCATGAGGATGTGATATTTACATCATCTGTATAGCCAGATAAAGCTACAGAAGGATTAGCACCAACGCCTGGTGTAATGTTTGATACTCCCGCAGAAGTAATCTTGTACCACTTACCCTCGCGTGTGGCTGCTATGTAAGTCCATGTTGTCCCACGAAACCCGCCATCAAAGAAAACAATATTTCCTGTAATAGCACCAAGGATTTCTTCTTCACCAGCAACCTTACGGATACCCCTGACATCACACTCTACGTTTAGTCCTGAGTTGTACTCATTAGCAGACAAAGCATTGCTTGGCACATCTGGCGTAAAGCTCATCTGTGTGAAAGGAGTACGAAGTGGGGTGTACTCGCTCATCTTTAAGCCTCTCTAGGCCAATTCTGTGTAGTTACCACAGCAATCAAAGCAGGTACATCACTAGCACCAGCAATAGCAGTTACCAAGCGCGTACATTCTGTAATCACAGCCGCACGATAGGTAACCGTAGCACTAGGAATATCCACATTACGCTCTGCCTTACGAATAACCATCCAATCGGTCTGAGCCAATAACTTGTTAGCCGTGTCTTTAACTGTGGCAGTCCATTGCGACTTCATTCCTTTTTGGACATAAGGTTCACCGACTTCTGGCGTGACAGTGATGTTTTCTAATTGTTTAGGATTGTCTACACCCCAGTAAAAGCGGTCATCATACGAAGTAGTCTCGTCTGCTACCTCTGTGATGCCTACGGCTTGCTTTTCCTCTAGTGAGGTTAGGCGTAGCCAGTTGGCAGGATATGAAGTGCCATTCACCTCAAAAGGTGTGTCAAGTGGGAGTGGTTGTCCATTTAGTAAAAACATATATTTCCTTTATCAGAAGGCAAGGGCTTTGGAGAATGGATTAGAAGCAAAAGCCGCATAAATATATGTTGCACCGCTTGAATTTATGCCACCACCCGTTGCTCTAAGTTTAAATCCGTTGCTTAATACATCCCATAATTGAGCAGACGAATTTACCTCTGCACCAGATGTATCAGCCGCTAAAGAAACGCCTGTTGTGCTTGTGTTGTAGGGCTTTCTAGATGTATCTTGAATTAACCAATCTTCACCAGCCGCAGAGGATTGTTTCACCATAATCCATCTAGGTTGGAATCCGCAATACACAAAAGGACCATCAGTAGACCCGTTACCCGTGTACGAACCAAAGGCTGAATACCCTGCTACTGGGGCAAAGCAGTAGGCTACATAGGTTGCAGAACTTGTGTTTATGTCACCAAAACCACCAATAGTAAATACTGATGAGGTTGGCGTTGTGTTATACCAAGCACCATTATTTGTTGTGGCGGCGGCAGTTGTAAATGTTAAATACTGAGTGCCAGTTAAAGACACATGGTAAAGCAACCAGTTGGATGCGCCTATTGAGCGTGACTTAGCAATAATAAATTGTGGTGCAACACCTAATCCATGACCGACAGTAGCACCAGCAGTTCCATTACCCGTATAAGTCACCACGCTAAATCCAGCAGTCGTGTTTGCACTTACCTGTGAAGTGATGGAGCCAGATGTGTTTGATACGGCTGTACCACCTGCTTTCCATTGCCAGCCAACATAAGTGACACCACTTTCATTTAATGCCGCATTGGGATTAGAGCCGTCAGTTCCACCAGTAGCAGTAAATCCTGTGGATGTATTAGTGCTAATGTATCCGTATTGTGCTGATACAGTGCCTTCTGCCTGAGTTAAGCTAGTTACCAATCCTTTGGTGCTACCAAAGCCACGATTAGAATCAAACAAAGCAGAACCATAAGCGGCTGACCTTGCTTTACCCCAAATAAAATCAGGCTGAAAATTTAATCCTGATATCGTTTGTGTTCCACCAGCACCAGTCCACAAAGTAGCATCCATATACTTATTACCTTGCACAATAGTGCTAGTGGGTAGGTTATATGTGTTTAGTGCTACATAGCCTGTTGGGGGTGTGTAGACAAAACCTTGTTGACCAAAATTTACTGTAATTGTGTTGCTCAACCCAATAAATACAGGAACAATAGTTTTTCCAACCATACTTGATGAACTACTCAAACTGATAGAGCCTTGACTTGTGTTGTTTTTGTAAAAAGTAATTGTTCCACCTGTAATGTCTAAAGCAACACCTATTACATCGCCATTTCCATAAGTTGCGCCATAGGCAGTAGCCGTACCATCAATTCTTGTGTTTCCAGAAGGAGCGTAATAAACAATAGTTCCAGTAAAGTTTTGTGGATTTTGAGCTGCATAGTTCTGAGGCAAACTTTGAATTCCAAAGAATGTGTCAGTTGTAGTAGTACTACATTCCCAATAAAATTTACCACTTGTTACAGCTATTGTTGCAAGCAGAGCATCCCAATCCGCAGTGGTTGCAGTACCTTGCAAATTACCATTAGCAAAAGTAACTGCTCCGTATGCTTTAACAAGTGGGTTCAACACAGCATAGTTAGCCGCAGTTGCACTTGTCAGCGTAGGCACATCGGTCATGCTGTCGTATGTAACACCAGCAGTCACGCTAATGTTGTTTACTGTCCATGTATTGCTGTTACCAGAGAAATCAGTACCCAATGCGGCGGCTGTGCCGTTGCTACTGAAGTTCAGATAGAAGCCGTTAGTGCCATAAGTACCCGTGTACTTGGCTGGCTGCCATATGCCTGTTTTTGCATCAGTTGAACCAAATGAAGATTGGGTTAATTGCTGACCATCAACATAATTTATTTCAGTCATGTAACCATCGTAGTAATAGACAGTTGTGGCTGTATCAACAGACGCACCAATTTTCATTGGATATAGTGTGTTATTAATGTCAAAATTTTGGTTTTGACTTGGATATGTTGCAGTTGAAAAAGAAGTAATTTGACTTCCATTTACATAGATTTTTACTCTATTGGATGCAGTTGCTTGGGTTGTATCTACTGCAAAAACAATGTGATACCACGCTGAAGGGTCACGATAAAGAGCGCTAGTAACTAAATTTATAGTTGTTCCACCCGTAGCCTGTGCCGTAATAGTGTTATCACCAAAAAATAATAATTGCACTCCATTTAATACGCCTGAACCCGTATCACCACTATTAAATAAAGCAACCCTAGAACCTAAAGTTCCACGTTTTACCCAACCAGACCAAGTAAAGATTTGTCTGTTTCCATTAGATGCTGGGGTTCTGCTCAAATAAGCACTAGCACTAGAGCGCAAGCGCACACTCTTGCCAATGGTGTAGCCACCGCTAGGTCGTGTAAATAGTTCGTCTTTAGATGCAAACATTATGCGAACGCCTGTGCGTAAGTGCCGTACCAGTTAGTACCGTCAGCAAAGAAAGTAAGTATGTCTTTACCTGTAGTTGCCGTAGTTGTCAATGTTGGTGCAGTTCCACCAGCCCATTTAACAGAAGTAAACACAGCAGTTCTAGAACCAGTGCCATCTTGAGTTGCAATCAAAACAAAAGACTTTCCAGCCACGTTGGTTGGCATGGTGAATGTACAGTTACCTGTCATTGTGACTGTCTGCACAGTACCACTAGTTAAAGATATAGTTTGTGTTGTACCTGAGTTACCAATAGCTACTACTGATTCAACATAGTTAGTAACAGTTGGGTTAGTTAAAGTTTTGTTAGTTAACGTGTCAGTTGTTGCACGACCCACTAAAGTATCTGTTCCTGTTGGTACAGTCAAAGTACCAGAATTGCTAATAGATGCAATAACAGGAGCAGTTAAAGTCTTGTTGGTTAGTGTCTCTGTACCTGTGTAGGTAACTATAGAAGCACCTGCCAAAGTAGTAGCGCCTGTGCCACCATTGGCAATAGGCAAAGTTCCAGATACGTCAGCAGTCAAAGATACTGCGCCAAATGTAGGTGCGCCTGATGCATTTCCATGAAGAACAGTAGTGCTAGTACCTGCAACTGTTGTAGCCAAGGAAGTTGTAGCATTTGCATAAGTTACGCCATATTGCGTAAACGCACTTGATTGGCCTGTACCGCCTCTGTTATACGCAACGGTTGTGCCGTTCCATGTGGAACTAGTAATAGAGCCAGGATAATCTAATGTATTGGTTGACCAAGAAACATTAGATGGCGCATAGTTATGGTAATCCCATGTTCCAGCAGCAGTTGAATTGCTTAACAAAGTTACTTCAATTAAACCGCCTGCTTGGATCGTTGCCAAAGTAGTGCTTGAATTATTTTGAACAACAATAGTTCCGCTACTTTGATTATTATTAAAGAAATAATTTGTGCCATTTACCAAGGTTGTAGCGTCTGGCAGTTTGTATGTTTGTCCACCAGATCCAGTTACAACATAATTAGGTACAGACGCAACAGTTAATGTTGTTGTAGTACCAGCAGCCGCAACATTAGAAAACCCTTCGGTAATTGAGTTTGCGCTTATGTTTTGGTTTGCATCACGCAATACAACAGAATTAGCACCGCTAGAAGCAGTTACTCCAGTACCACCGTTAGCCACTGGGAGGGCTGTACCGCTTAATGTAAAAGCCAAAGTACCTGAAGATGTAATTGGTGAGCCTGCAACACTCAAGAAAGCAGGAACAGTAGCCGCCACCGAAGTAACAGTACCAGAACCCGTTCCATCAGTACCTCTTTGAGCCAACACATTCCAATATGTTGCATTAGGTGGAACTTGATTTGTACTTGCAGCTATAGCATAGTAAGAAGAGCCGTTATAAGCAACACCATCACGAATAGCGTAGGTTGTGGAACTACTCCAAGTGCCTAGCCAATTAATGCCTGGTACGCCTTGTGAGCCAGTAGCACCTGTGTCCCCGCGAGGTATGGTGAAGTTAAACACAGCAGCACCAGAAGTACCGCTATTTGTAATGATTACAGAAGAACCTGCCGCGCCTGTGGTTACAGTACCAAGCGTAATAGTGGCAGCCGCGCCTGTTGCACCTGTTGCGCCTGTTGCCCCTGTTGCTCCCGTGTCTCCGCGAGGAATAGTAAAGTTAAATACGGCTGCGCTTGTGCTACCAGAGTTAGTTACGGAAGCAGATGTACCCGCTGCGCCTGTAGTTGTACTTCCAACAGCAACAGTAGCTGCCGCGCCTGCTATGCCTTGGTTTACCCAAGCAGCAGGTGTTGACCAAGTAGGTGTAGTCGCATTTGCAGAGTTAATGATTGCAATGCTTGCATAAACCTTGTATGTTGGACTTGCAGGTGGAATAGTTGTCCAGCCTGTAGGTGCAGTTCCTGTGTTGGCAACGAAATCCCATGAACCGCCTGTTGGGGTTGATGGAACAGTAGCAGACTCTTTGAAAATAAACCATTCAAAGTACGTGCCACCATATGAATAGGTACTACCGTATAAACCAGATGTTGCCATATTTTGTTCCTACTTAAAGCTGTAGCGATAATCGCGTGGCTGAAATTCTGAGGTGAGATGCCTATCTCCACCGCTCCACTTGTCTTTGAAGTTTTGATCTTCAATAAGACCATAAGCCTCGTCAATACGAGCAGCCCATTTTTGAGCCTCTGCTGTGTTCTTGTTCTTGTCGTAATAGGTTTCCAAAGTACCGTAAAAGTAACCTTCTGGAAAAGACGACAACACCGCATTGTTTTGGACAACAGGGTTTAAAGTGTCTCCAGTTGCGCTAAACAAAAACGGGAATGTTTTAAAGTAATACGCTTTAATGGTTACAGCGTCCCCTGGGTTTGGGGTAAAAACGTATTTCTGGCCTACTTCAGAGAATGATCCACGTATCACCCTTGGTACACCAAAAGGTCTTACATACAGTTGGTCAATCATGCGCCTGCGGATAATCTCACGGTCACCCACACGGTCGTATACGATCCAAGGACCCAAATTACCTGAAGTGCCATAACCATTAGATTCTTGGAAAAAGAAAATAGGCCAATTCATGTCCGCAGGAATAGGAGCCATTCCGTTAGCATCTGTTGTCAATATGGATGGATATGCGTTGTCATAGGGGTCAGAACGCAAAGAAGGTAGTTCTAAAGTACGCATCTTTAACTCAGCAAACTGAATAGAACTTTGTATTTCCATTGCAGACTGAGTTGGAATCTTTAATATTGCTGCAGGAAGTGTTGCGCCACCCCATATATTGTCTGGATCGTTTACAGTAACAGTAGTACTACTTACGGCTGTTACTACAGTAAATGGATATAGCTGGTTGTAACCAATAAAATCGCCAACGCTAATAACGGCTGACGGGTCTGCTGCGGTCGTAATTACGCCAGTAGATGTAACTATTGAGTTTGCCGTAGCAGTGGTTGTCTGTGGAAGAGCGCCTACCCATTGAGCAACCCGACTGACTAATGCGTTAGCAGATTGAATGAATAAAGCCATAGCGCTTCCTTACTTTGTCGGTATTGCTGGATTATAGGGCAATGGTATCTTTCCTGAGGGGTGACAAATGAAGTCGGAATAGTACTCATTAACTATTGCATAAAACAGTATTTTGTCTTTTTTATCCATTTTTATCAGTTCCCACGGGCGGTTACTAAACCACTTAGAACTAATCTCATGGGCAAAACACTTAGGTAACTGCATAGCGTGGAATGTGCCAGCAAACATTGGGTTATCCGTCCCGTGGATTGCATGAAACTCTCTGCGCTCTTTGCAGAACTGTTTAACATTCTCAACATTTTTTTGTTCATACTGGACATATCGTTCTCCATTAACCGCCCCAACTTTGTAGTTAATGTTGTCAGTATTAAATGTCTGAGACCAAGTACCTGACTTGACCTCGTTGTACATCTGGTTGTTTTTAGAAAGTAAGCCTTCTACGCCTGCTTCCAAAATACCTTTGGAGTAATAACCTTCGTCAATCTTTGCTTCTTCGTTGTTTAAATTCAATTCCATAACTACTCCTTACCAAAAGAGCCTCTTGCGAAGCCCTTTCAGTAAACTAATTAGTCTTTAGGGAACAGTTGAACTGTGAAGCCTTCAAGAATAATGTTGTCAGTAGCTGTACCGATAGTACCGCTGATAACGATTGGCACAGAAGCAGATGTATCAACTGCTGTATACACATGACCGCTGGCAGATGCGCCACCAATCAATTGTGTAGACTGAACGTTCAATACGCCACGATTACGGATAGAGTTCATAGAACTGCCACCAGTAGAAGTAGTGTAAGAAGAGTTAGTACCAATAACGGTAGTGCTAAGGTAGTTTTTACCTGTCTTAGTACCAGCAGAGTTATTAGTAGCCCAGTTAGAAGTAATAATGATTTGACCGTTATTACCCAAAGCGCCAGCAGGCAAAGTCACGTTAACCAAATTGGTCTCAGTGGTAGAACCAGTGAAAGAACTGTTAGAACCTGTAACAGCAGTCAAAGTGCCTGATGGAATAACTGGAGTAAATGCAACAGCGCCAACACCGTTAGCAACACCGTATTTACCAGCATACACAACACCAACTGTGGTGCTAGAGAACACTACGTAGTAGATACCACCAGTAGAGTCACCAGACACAGCAGATGCTGGGAAATAACAAAAAGCAGAAGCGTAAGTTGTTGGCAAAGCAGTACCCAAAGTCACAGTGCCGTTAGTAGCAATAGTGCCACTGTTAGCAACCATAACTGGAATACCAGACTCGCTCAAAGTGCGTGGGAAATATCCAACTTGACCTTGTGTGCCAAGAACGCCAGTAATGTCACCAGTGTTGACATCAGATACAAATGCAGAGTTGTACTCTTTCCAAGCTAATGTAGCCATGATTTTTTCCTTTAAAAGATTTAAAAAAGGGGGT